AACCCCCCCCCCCCCCCCCCCTCCGGGATTTCATTATCCCCCATTTACTCAAATTAGCATTTCCTACTATCTGGATGTTTACCACTATGTGGGTACTCCTGACAAACTACAATGCTAAGAGCGAATGCACCGCTCCCCCAGAGACACCGAAAATGTGTGCAGATCTAGGATCATGCTCCTATAAGTAAAGCATGAAAGCGGAACCCCGATATGAGGATATGCCTTTAGTAAACACCGTTGGCATCGGACGCTAGAGCCTCATATAGTCACCTGCGACTACTGACCACGCAGGGACGTTCAATAAGAAGGTCTACAGAGTTCGTTGATAGAGTGAACTTGGGCGTAACCCTGATTCTAAACCTATCCAAACCCTTATGGGGACTTTAGTTTGTTAAAGTAAGTAAGTCCTCGAACTGTTCTTCCGAGATTACGGAGGTGATAACCTGCCTAAATACAGGGACCTAAGTTTCAAGGAACTGAGATGTACGGCCATTAAAGTGCGCTCAGTTTTTGTTGGATTCTGGCATATGATTTGTGGCTCTTACCAAAGGTCACTATATATGCTAAAAAGGTTCACTATGTAGAGTACCCGTGGGTTGGCCGCCCCGGAATCCTTTTGCATGGAGTTCCGAACCAAAGTTTATGAAAGGTCTTCTATCATGAGCGGGGTAAGGCAAGAGATTGTCCTATCCACTGGTCCAGCCAGCCAGGAAACCCTCGAGCAGAGTCTAAATGCAACCCTCGTGCAGAGTCTAAATGTCACACCCGCGCAGTGCCAAACTGCGCAACCCGCGCCAATCCGCGTTGACGAAGAGATCGTCAGGATTACGCGCAAGCTCGCCTCTCAGCAGGTGAGCAAGCCCCTGGGGAGAGCCCCCAGGGATTCTGAGGCCCGACAGCAAGTACATCAAAGTGGTACGTCGGACCTCAAGGTTCGCAAGAACCCCTTCTACAAGTGGAAAGCCCAAAAGCAGAACACTAAGAGCAAAGGAAAACCTGCAAAGCGCAAGTCTGAGCTCTCACAGGAGGAAAAAGCCCTTCGTAAGGAGGCAATCAAACTCCGCCGTCAGAAGCGGAGAAAATCACTGCTCGAAGAGCTGGTTGATTACGAGGGTCTCCTCGACATGACTCACAAGGTTGTGCTGGAGGTCCCCTGCGTTGACAAGTTCATAGAGACGTGCAAAAAGATGATGGAGTCCCTCAAGGAGTTCATTAATCGCAATAAAAAGGCCCTTGAAGTCGTAATCACGATGGAGGCGAGCGAATCAGTGAAGATGCTAACGTGTCTGGTCTGTGCGCTTGCATGCGCTGCGTTCGCTTTCCATTTTGTGTCGACTGTGTCGTTTTTGAGCTTTGTGGGCGCTGCCCTCGCTGCTCTTGGCACGCTGTGGGTCGTCCACAAGGACGTATTCGCGTACGTCACGGACGAGCTATGGTTCAAAATGGGCGGAAAACATCGGCTATCCAAGATGACCGGCCTCAACACCGAGGAAAAAGCACTGCTCCAAGTGAAGCTTGAAGCCTTTCTGAAGAGAAATGGACAAAACCTTGACGGCACACCCTATGAAGGTGACCGTGAACAAGAAGGTGAAAAGTTCTATGACTCTGATGAGGTGGCGGATTTTGCTGAATACGAAGGAGTGCTCGACCACGGTACCTTTGGCATCTGGATGGTCTTGGGCGACATCGTCCAGTCTCTCGGCGGCGTCCTTTGTGGCGTTATCGGGATAGGACAGAAGAGAAGCTTCGTGCAAGGAGTTGCCAATGCGCCACGTACAGTGGCCGGCATAAAGATCGCACTGGAGGCTGTCGTGAAGTTCTTCGCCAGCGTGTGTGACAGCGCGTTCGGCACAGACTTCATGGAGATTCTGACCGAAAACAAAACCCTGGACAAATGGGTGGACGATGTCATGGCACTTGCTGCCAAGTATCCCAAAGGAGAGCTGGAGCTGAGCACAGCCAATGCGAGACGTGTGCACAATCTTGTGCAACGTGGCCGCCAAATCGCCGTGGACGAGAAATCAATGTCCTATGGTGCATGGCAATTACACCGCATGGCTATGTCTCAGCTGGACAAACTTGAAGTGATCTACAACCAAACTGGTATGACCTCAGCTTCAAGGCCAGTGCCTCTCGGGATATGCCTCCAGGGGGCTTCCGGGTCCGGGAAGTCCTACGTCACCGCCCCTGTGCTTCGTGCACTTGCGGCATTGGTGATGCCCGACGAGCAGTTGGATGCATTCCAGGAACAGCCACAGAGCGAAATCTGGACCTACTGCTCGGAGGAAGAGCATGCGAACGGTTACAAAGGACAGTGGGCTGTTGTCATCGACGACTTAGGTCAACAGAAGGCAGCCCCCGGTCAGAAAACCGATGCGCTTGCTGTGGTCCGGTTCATCAATCAGAATCCGTGTCCTCTCAACATGGCGGAACTTCACAACAAAGGAAACGTGAATTTCTCGTCGAGCGTCATCATGTGCTCCACCAACAAGTTCAAGTTTTGGGACATGAACATTGTGGAGCCTGAGGCGTTCATCAGGAGGATATCAGTGTGGGTCGAATACTTCCCTAAAAAGGAGTACTGCACTGACAAAACGATGGACTGCGAACCCAAAGAGCGCCGCCTCGACCCCAAGAAGGCCGGAGAAGGATGGAACCCCGATGTGGGGGTCTTCCGACTCCTCAGGATCGCTGATGCCAAGCAGCAGACGTGGGAGTTCCAAGAAGATATGGACTTTCCCACGTTCGTGAGACACCTCGCCAAGTTATACACAGGTACTCACGAGCAGCACGAGCAATACACCACCGACCTGAAAAAGCTTGTCTCGGACATCCGCGAAAAGAAAGGGATGTTCTACGAAGGATGGCTTGATTGGTTCGCGACCAAAACACCACCAGAACCGGGAACCATCGATCCCGAGTCTGTCCAGGAGGAAACCATGGTGGAATACCTCAGACGACAAAAACAGATTTATGTCGACTGGACGAAGACAAAAATGGAAACTCTCGCTGTGGAAGCTGGCACTGGCCAGTTCCGCAGTATGGCAATCCTGCTCGGGTTGCTCTTCGGAGCACTCGGAGCGATCGTCGCCTTCCTTCATTGGTTGTTCGGCGAAGCCAAGAGAGAAGAGCAGGACCTTGTAGGTCTACCAGCCGCGGAGAGAATGGTCTCTAACCTCGAGCAGATGCGGAAAGATTTCTGCAATACGAAGCCGAGTGACAGAGTCATGCACCCCAATGCACGCGCCTTTATGGAAGCTGTGCTAGGGGAGGCTGGAGCCGGAGTCAAAGCCAAATACGACCCGAAGAAACTCGCAAAGAAAGCGCGAGCTATTCAAGCAAAGGTCGATGAAGGCATCAACACCCATTTCGATATGGGCCGGCACAGACTGAGAAGGTCAGACATGCCAGAAATGGTTGAATACCACGCTGAACTGTTTTCCGAGGAGCAAACGCCATCGCTCTTCGGTCCCACGTTCGTGGCCAGTTTCCTCAAAAGGAACGTGTACCATATGTACACTGCCAATCAGAACATCAGCGAGGAGGATTCCAAAGGCAAAGTCACCATGCTCACAGGCAGAGTTGGAATGCTCAATGCGCACTACATCACACAGATGAAAAAGATGCGCGAGGCGGGCAAGATCTCAGACGAGGACCAGATGATTCTGGTTCGACATGGAGATCCGACAAAGCGAGTGGCTGTTCCCTACAGTAACTTCTTCGACGAGGAGAGAACTGTTATCGATTATGATCGGGATTTGGCCATCGTGGAATTCGGAGACTTCATGCAGAATTCACGGAACATTGTGGAATTCTTCGTTGATTCGCTCTCGTATGGTCGCAACCGCGACTTCGACGTGAGCATCGTCGCCCCCAGAGCTCCAACGAGCCTCATGATCCACGAAGTGGATTCAAGGTGTGTAGACAAGCCCATCGCCATCGGGAGTCACACACACAGACACACAGTCTTCTACAAAGCGCGAACGCGCGAGGGAGACTGTGGCAGCTTGCTGTACCTGAACACAAATGAGCCAAAGAAACGGCTGTTCGGGATTCATATGGCAGGCAGCGACAGCGGAGAAGGCAAGATCGGCTACGGGACAATCATTACAAGCGATTATCTCAGAACACAGATCGCCAAGCTCCGGCCTCAGATTGAGCGCATATACGCGGACATCGAGGCAGACATCGTCATTAAACACGAATCCAGAATGGACGTCGTGGACGTGCTGCCCGTGCGTGCTGTACAACCAGAGAAGTCAGCATACATCAAAAGTCCACTGTATGGCGTGCTTGGAGCCCCAACCAAGGGGCTCGCACGCCTGGCGCCTTTCAAGGCACCTGACGGCACGGTCAAATCGCCGCTCCATCTTGCTCACAAGAAGCAGATGACAGTCAATGTCACTACTAACGAGCAGGATGTTGAAGCAGCGGTTCTCAGCGTTGTCAAGATGCTCAAGCCTTGCATCAGGAACAAGAACAGGCTGCTCACTTTCCGTGAAGCAGTCGAGGGAACAAAGGATCTCACAAACCTAAAACCCATACCTCGTTCCAAATCTGCAGGCGTGTCGGCTTTGTTCCGACCGAGCCTCTTCAACCCAGGGAAGACCGCGGCCTTCGGCCAAGAGGGCGATTTTGTCTTTGACACACCCGGCGCAAAGTATGTTGAAAGGGAGGTTAACACCACCCTGGAGGCATGCAAGGCGGGTATTGACCCTGGCTTCATCAGTATCGACACATTGAAGGACGAAAAGTTGTCCCTCGAAAAAGTGTCTATTGGTAAGACCAGGATCATCCGTGCCAACGACATTGTCGCTACCGTCGTCACACGTATGCTCTTTGGAGCAGTGGCGAGCGATTTGGTCGACAACAAGATCTTCAACGGTATCGCTGTGGGAATCAATCCCTACTCAAAGGACTGGGAACACCTCGTCAAGCACATCACGTGCCTTGGACCTCATGTGGTCGCGGGTGATTTTTCCGGTTACGACAACAGCCAATCGTGCCAGCTCCTGACCGCAGTTATCAGGGTGCTGAAGAGCTTGTGTGCCTTCGAGGACCCCAAACTGAACACCGCTATTGACGCGGTGGGGGTGTCGCTCTCGCAACCACGCTACCTCACGGGGAAAAAGGTGTACGAGCAGGACCATGGGTTGCCTTCGGGAAACCCCCTGACCTCGATCATGAACTCCATCTTCGGACTGATTGCCTTCAGGCTTGTCTGGATGGATTGCACACGCCACATGTACCCAACCAGGTCCCTCAGCATGAAGGGCTTTGAGGAATGCGTGAGGGTGGAGATGTATGGAGACGACAACATCCTCAACATCGCATCCAGCGTGATTGACGTGTTCAATCAGAAGACGATCATGGCGCACGCACCTGCGAAAGGCCTGATCTACACGTGCGAGGACAAAACCAATCTCAACCCACCTGCTTATCGCAGCATTCACGAGATTTCGTTCCTCAAGCGTGAGTTCAGGTACGAGCCTGCGCTTGACAGAATTGTCGCCCCGTTGGACCTTGACACGGTCCTCGAGATGAGCTACTTCACAAAGAAGGGTGGCTCAGCGCTCTCGATCACAACAGACAACGTGATCAACAGCATACGGGAATTGTCACTCCACGGCAGGGAGGTGTATAACCATTATGCTCCGCAGCTAGTCGCAGCTGCAGAAGAGCAATATGGTGCGCACATTCCACTCCCTACGTGGGCAGCCCAGATTGCGGAAGTACAGCAGTACTCTCCGCCCTGGATGTCTGAGCACTTCTAAGTGCAAAAACATCCGGCCTGCGGGGGCCTAAAACTCGCGAATTCGGAGGCCGGTCATAATTGACCGGCCCCCCCGTCTGCGGGGACGTTAAACTCGCGCGGCAGGGGCGGAATGCCCAGGCACACTTCTGGTTACCATCAGTGCCCCGATAAACGGAGTCAAAAGGGTCACTGTCAGGCTTTAGTGTGTAACACTCTCGGCTGTTTAGTCGTACGTCACCAGGACAGAGTATAACGTCCAGGGAAACTCCGGGAGGAGAGCTATGCGTCGGTCCACGCGCTACTCCTCCTTATTTAACGGACCGCCACCACTGAAGAAAGTACAATAGTACATGTTCAAGAGGACGCTGCGGCACAATCACACGCCACAACGTCCTTCAGTACGGATAATATAGCCCGTACTGCTACCCCACAACTTGCGGGAAAGACTGCAGGGTTTGACCTCTTGAGGGCACCCGACTGGAGTAGATTAACTCTGAGTGAACTTTTAAGCCAACCAGTCCCTATTCAACAGGGAATTCAGGCTGTAGGTTCGCCAATAGATGTGAGTTATTTCTCTCACAGTGCGCTTCTTACCGCGTCCCCTTTCCATTTGGAGAAGGTTAAGGGATACATGGGAATCCGAGCTACTGTTGTAGTGCGCTTCGTTGTGAACGCAGATAAGTTTACCTCAGGTCGACTGATTCTGTCATTCCAACCAGGGAACCCGTATTACGTTACGAGACGCAAAGACTTTCGCCACACGACGCAATTGCCTCATGTGGAGTTTGATCTGAACACAGACACGGAGGTCGTACTTAAGATTCCTCACCGTGGGCCTTATACCCACTTTGATATCACTAACAAGAAGTACGACACCGGCCTCTTCCGCATTACGGAGTACCTCCCCCACCGTGGGAATCCATATTCATGGACTACTTACGTCTCATTCGAGGACATCGACCTTCTGGCTCCTACAGCTGCCGAAACGGTGTCCTATCAAGGAAACCTCGAAATTGAGGAGAAAAATGTACCGCTGTCTACTAAGGTAGCTGCACTTTCCAGTGCCGCAACTGCAGCAAGTACGGTACCGCTTTTATCCTCTTTCATGGCCCCTCTCGCTTGGGTCACAGGCGTTGCGAGCAATGTGCTCTCGGCTTTCGGCTATTCACGCCCGTCTACGACAGTCACACCAACCGTTTATTTGAAACGTGGTGTAGCAAAACTGAATCAAACAGACGGTACGGATTACGCTGACCAAATGGCAATGACTACTGCAGCTTCGGTCGCAGTGTCCAATCAAATTGGTCTTACCGAACAAGACGAAGCCTCGTTCGCGTTCCTGTGTCAAGCAGACGTTGCAATGTTCCGGTTTGCTACTACAGTTTTAGAACCCGTTGGTACCAGAATCTTTACGATGCCTCTATCACCTTTTAATATGAAGGCTCGTTCAGATATAAACAGTGCAATTATAATGCACCCAATGGCTTTCATTGCTAACGCCTTCATGAAATACAGAGGCAGCTTAAAGCTTACCATGGAATTTGCAAAGACTGTGTTCCATAGCGGACGATACCTTGTGGTCTTTGAACCCATCAATCCAGAGGGTGTTTCAATCGCGCCAGCGCGTGTTAACACTATTTCGGATGCGATAAATTGTCACAAGGACATCGTCGACATACGCAAGGGCAACACTTTCGAGATCACTTTTCCTTTCACCTCCTTCGTTCCTTATTTGTCTACTGAGAGACCATATGGTTATGTGCACGTATTCGTACTCAACGCTTTAGTTACGGAAAACGCCACTGTACCCGGTACCATTGACATAGGAGTGAAGTTCGCCGCATGTTCTGACATGGAGTTTGCTTGTCCCTCGGACCCCCGCTACTGGCCGTATCTACCACAAGACGATACGATTGCAGTCAACCTGGGTCCAGGTGTTTTGCCCGAAACATTAGACGGAATTTCGTATGAGTCTGGTCTTGAAGTTGGTGACAATGTTATTGTCTCCAAACCTATTGGCTCTACTATTCTGCCCTCGGCAACCACTGACATGGCAGCTCTGTGCATTGGTGAGAAAATCTTGTCGTTGAAACAGCTTGCAATGAGGAGTAAGTTAGTGAAGGTCGCAACTGCTGACCTCCTACAAAGCTCAAACCCCTTCGCAATAGACTTGTTCAGAGACACTGCCTGGTATACAGCCACTGGCGGTGTTCCCGCGTTTAAAGAGTTCCATGATTGGTACTCCTACGTGGGCTCCCTGTATCAGTATGTGCGAGGTGGGGTCACGGTAACGTTCGGCAATCAGAGCGGTGGTGAACCTATTTTGGTCAACACTCGTGTCGACAACATCCGCAACGACCTCGTTGCTCCTGTCTCGTTCCCCTACGACGAGTTCAGTCTCCAGCATGTCATTGAACCTGACTCGCTGGACAGGGTGTATTTCCCACCCTACAATAATTCCTATGTTAGGTACTCTCTGCCCACTCCGGTGCAGGGCGACACTGGACAAGGAAACCCAGGTGACTATACCTGGGACTCTGGACTAGCACACACAAAGTTTTATGTGTGCGGGTTTAACGAAGGCCAACCTACTGGTGGTTGGAAGATGTGGCGTGCCGCGTCTGACGACACACAGTACGGTGGGTTTATGGGCAC